AATGTGAAGGGCACTGTTGTTTTAACTGGCGAACAGATATAGACGACGGCGGTTCCGGGCTGCTGGCTGTAGATGGCATCTGCGACCGTCAGCTGATCGCCTGTCGCGAAACCGCTGGTGTACTGCGTTTCACTGGACGAAATGCCATCCGTACCGGTCGGAAATCCGCTGTCGTTCGACGAATCATCACTATCCAGCATGATGTAAACGCCGACCGTTCCGGCCCCCATCAGACGACGAACCACCCAGGCACGCGTCACGCCTGATACGGCCAGCGCCCATTTTTTATAGTCAGCGTCGCTACCGCCCTGCGGCTTTTCCTGATAGGCCGACAACATGCGCGAACGGAAAACCTCTTCGTCCTCAATATCAGTGCCGCCGGTGATGGCGACCGTCAGCGTCACTGTGCTGTCGATGCCGGAAATCGCCTCATCGAACGTAAGTACCGTTCCGGCATCTGCGTTGCCGTCTGCACCCCCGCCCGTTGAGTCGGTGCTGGTGTCAGGCAGTACCGCTGTAACAGTGCCGGTCGCCGTTCCGTCGCTGCCGATGGTGACTTCGCTGTCTATGGTGTACTGATAGCCGTCGCTGCGGTTCAGCACTTTAGCCGCTGCGATGGTGTCGCCCGCCGTGCCGGTAAATGGAACGCTTTTACCCGTGGCCGCATTCGCTGATTTCCGGTAAACGCTCACCAGCGCAGCCCACGCGGCCAGCCATTCGTCGGTGGCTGTATAGGGGTTAGACTGCTTGGCGATCCAGTCCAGATAGCCGTAATGGAGGTAACTCATACCGGCTGTCACGTCACCCAGCACCCGCATATTCGCGAAGCGCAACAGCGCGCCAATTTTCTCCAGCCCGGTTTTAATGGTGTTCTGATTGCGCTCGCGCAATTCGGTCAGTGTGGGCCTGCTGTAAGGCATCGGTTAAGACTCCCAAACCCAAAAATATTGCACTGTTGTGCTGCTTAAATCGGGCTTCTGATAGGTGATCGCCATGTTCAGGCGGCTTGGATAAACAATCTGCGTGTTGATGGAAACCGAGGCGACCACGCCATCATCGATAAGCCACTGCAGCGCTTCTTTTGCATAGGCGACCGCGCGGGTTGCCACCTTGGTTGAAAGCCGCTGGCGGCGAAGCAGCCAGATACGTGATCCAATGGGATAATCCGCATCGGTATCGCCCCACCATCCCTTACGGTCCGTGCCGTCGTAGTCATCATCGCTGCGGGCCTGACGGTCGGTAAAAAGGCTGATGTAGATGGCCGTTTGTAAGTCGTCACCGGCGGCGAGATCGCCGCTACCGATTTGCCAGTCGCCGCCCAGCTGCTCGGCGTTCCAGACGGTTTTGATATCTGTCATCCGACCTGATCCCCCGTCTTCTCACTGGTAATGGTGCTGCTGCCACCCTCAACGTTTTTAACGTCGTGATCGTGGTCGTTATGGCTGTCGCGGAGGTCTTTTAATGAACTGCTGTTACCGGTGCCGGTGTTGTCCACAATGTCGCCTGACACCTGCAACATGGGCGTGTTCATCACGACGCCGCTGGAGGCATTGATTGTGACCGTGGTCGCATTCGTGACCGTTACGTCCTTGCCCTGCGCTTCCACTTCCACGCCCTCGGCGGTCAGCTTCACAAACATCCCGTCCACGTTGTAAATGGCCGTTTCCCCGCTGTTAAGGCCGGTCAGGCGTGAGGCTTTGTGATTGGTGCTGATTACGACGGCGCTGGAACGGTCGCCGCCGAGGCTCACGACCAATACGTCGCTCCCGGTCGGGGGCGCAGAGGTGAAACCAAATTCAGCCAGGCGCTGAACGCTCATGACGTCGAGCGGGGTGCGGATTTGCAGGTTTTGCGTCAGACCGTCATCACCCATGCCCGTCACTCGGCCAATGCCGACCAGCATTTTCAGCTGGCGAAAGAGCCGGGAAATATCCATTAATTCAGCTCCAGAATGTTTTGATAGAACTGGTAAGGCTCCACGCTGAACGCGGCGGGCGGCATGAGGACCATTTCGGCGGCGGTGCCTTGCTCGTCCTTGCGGAATGTCACCTCGCCCAACAGCCAGACTTCATCGTCCAGCCCAAACACCGGCAGGGAAATCGGGATCAGTGTGTTGGGTTCCCACAGCTTGCCAGCGCTGTCGCGCCAGCTGTCCACGGTCACAAGAAGCCGCTTTGAACGCCCGTAGCGGCGATTCATTTCCCAATCGATGCACGCCTGCGCCTGCGCGTTGGCCGTCATAGTGCTTTCGACGATGATCGTGCGGTTGCGGTAACGCATCTTGGCGGCTTCGGGGTCCGTGGCCGTTGCCAGCGCCACCGCGTCGTAAGCGCTATCGCCGCTGGCCTCGTTTATCGGCGTGACCGCCATTGATACGCCCGTATACACGGAAAAACGCTCATCCATCCCCGTTTCATAAGCCGCTTCCTGAATGTTCTGGCCCTGCTTCACACCGCTGGCGGCCTGCTTCGTGCCGACGCGGGTTAAAAACAGGCTGCCGTCTGGCTTGTCGTAATACAGCAAGGCGGCCCAGCGGCTGATACGGTCGATAACTTCCTGCGACGACTCGCCCCAATTGAGCGTGAACTGAGGAACGGCGGTCGATAGTGAGACGTCGCTGGCGACGGTGATCCCGTAAGGCTTTGCCAGCCGTTGTGCAATCTGTAGCGGAGTCGCCCCGCTGATCACGTTGTTTTGCCAGGTGGCCGAGCAATCGACCAAATCAGCACACTTGCTGCGGCCGACCGCGTGGACGGCATGGCGCGCACGCGAAATCATGGGTGCCCATCGGTCGATGTAGCCCGTCAGCACAGTATCGGTGCCGATTTTCACCACGCACCCATCCCCCGGAACGACCAGCTGTTTCTGGTCGCTGCCGGGGAAGTAATCCATTAACGAGAGTTCGAAATCTGACGGCAGGTGTTCAATGCTGCGGGTGACGCGCACCGAGTCCCAGCCGTACAGCACTTTCCCGTTAATGGTCAGGGAAAGGTCATCACTCATGAGGAAAGCGCCTTAAAACTGGTTGGCATGAAAGCCGGGTGAATGGGGTCCGCCATCTTGACCAGCGATTCCGCACGTTCTGCATCCTGATAGAGCCGGTTGGCAATGTTCAGGGCAGGCAGCGGGCGGGCGTAGGTCACTGTCACCACACGGGCAAGGCTTGCGCCGTTGTTCTCGAGCGCGGTCACGCTGTCGCTGCGCAATGTCTGCATGGCTTCGTAAATATCGTCGTAGCCAGCATCCGCAGCCGCGAGAATGGCCGCATCCATTACGGTCGCTACGCGGCGCATCAGCGTCGTAGCTTCCTCGTAGTTTGCCGGGGTGTATTGCGAGGCCGCATAGGCCATTGCTGAGGCGGTAAGCGTGTTGATAAAGATGGCGGCATCGGCGGCAACGGCGCTGTCGTAGGTGTCCTGACGGTAGGTTGTATCGCTGAAATCAGACAGGCTTTCGAGCGTATCAATCAGGTCTGAACCACCGGCAACGCTGCCGAGAATGACCGTGTAAACTGCCTGCAAATTCGTTGAAAACTCCGCCAGCGTGCTGCTGGCCGCCAGCGTATCGATGGCCGTTGTCAGCGCCGCCTGATTTTCAACCGATGCGGCAATTTTCGAATCCACAAGAGCGGCGTAATCGTCAGTGTCGGCAGTGTCGTCGCTGCTGGACGACGTACCCGACGCATTGCCGCCTACGCTGCCGGTGTTATAGCGACCATAGCGCGTGCTGCCGAATGTGCTTTTCAGTACGTTACTGAGGTTTGTCGCTTCGGTATAAATACTGGTGACGTTGCTGGTCCAGAATGCGACCGTGCTTTTCAGCGTTTTGATGGCCTGCGATACGCTTCGCATTTCGCCTTTAATCGCAGCGATGATGCGGGCGGCGATTGTCGTCACTGTGGAAAACCACGACGTCTGAACCGTCGAGATCGCATCGGCAGAACTGGTGATCGCAAAGACTTTCAGACCTGACTCAATCACCGTCAGGGTGAAACGAAATACCCGCCCGTCTTCCATGCTCTCCTGAATACGAAGCCCGCCCTCGGGTATGCTGACCGTCAGTTCGCCCAGCGTAGGATGCATCAGGGTGCCGGACCCGGCTGTTTCTGCCGCCGCGATAAGTGAATCACGCTGCGTCATGACGTCCGATGCGGTGTAAATCCGGCTGCTCTGAATAATGAAGCCGTTCAGCGTAATCCGGCGCGTTGCACGCCCCATATCCTCTACCCATACCGAATCACGGTAGGGATATTCATGAACCGCCTGGCGACGTCCGAACGAGCCATCGCCCTGAACGACAGCGAACGGCACGCCACGGAACGAGGCGGCGTGTAGATTATCCTGCCAGTTCCATGTATCACCGGAACTGCCGAGAAGGCTGGACAGTGCCGAACTCACAATCGTCATTTGCCGTGCTCCGGGTATAAAAAAACCGGCTCATGGCCGGTTTATAGGGTTGGGTAGTTATCCGGGGAACGTCATCGCTGCGGAGACTTTCGAGCCGGTGCCGGTAAAGCTCTTTCGCTGGCCGGTCTTACCGTCAATCAGCGTCAGATCCATCTTTAGCCCGTGTTCTTTCAGCGCATCCGAAAAAGCCCGGGTCAGTTCATCGACACCTGGCCCCGCTGCCTGCGGTGAAGCAGCTGCCTCGCCTGCACGTGGGGCAACGACAATCGACGGTTGCGCCGGTGTTATCACTGGCGCGGGTTGCTGCACCGCCGCTGGCATGGCCGGGGGTGTCCATGGCAGATTGGCCGCTGGTTCCTGTGACGGTTGCGGCTGCTGGCGGCTCTCGATAATGCTCTGGATGCGGTCCGTGCTGTACGGGTTATTTCCTTCGCGGTTAAACAACGCGGTCAGCACGCGGGCGCGTTCCCGGCTGTCGCTGAGATTCAGCTGCGCGTTAGGGTCCACTCCCAGCTCCCGGCTGGCATCACGAATCATGGCGGGCGTATCGTTACCGTCGCTGCGCGGTGAGGCTTTGCTGATGATTTCCGACAGCGTGCGAAGCGGATGATCGACGTTTTTTGACTGGCCGCTGAAATACAGCATCAGCTGGCGGTCAGCGGCGGCGACTCCGTCCTCGCCCGTGTTGAACTGCGCAAAGTTTTTCCGGCCCGGCACAGCCCCGTTCTGGCCCGCATAACGCAGGTTCCACGGGTTATTGTTGGCGACGGAAAGCGCATAACGATTCTGTACGCCTCCCGGGTCAACCGCCCCGGCCTTTTCCTGCGGGCGCGACGCCTGCCGCATATCTTCCTGCAACTGATTCGCCTGGTCTCCGAGTGCATATCGCACGCGCAGCTTTTGACGTAGCGCATCGTTCATCTGACCGGTCATTAAATTAAGCTGGTCATCTGAGCTAAGCGAATCAAAATACGGCTTATCTTTCCGGGCGCGCCGCATCATGTCACCGTCATTGCCGCGCAGGTTTCCGAGCGCCTCGTTCCACGCTACAGGGTCGGTCGGATGCTGTAACACATGGCCGATCCCCTTGATGCCGTCTGACACTGAACCGTCAGATAACAGCGTGCCTGCCAGCTTCTGTTTAAAGCGGTTTTTAAGCCCGTCCCACGAGGAACTGACTTCGGTCAGGGTGCGGTTAAGGTCAACCAGCTGGCCGTTAATTTTCGGGTCAACCGTGAGGCCAACTTCGTCTGACTTGGTCAGCAACTCTTTCAGGTGCGCCCCTTCGCGCAACAGCTGCAAGCCGTTGGCATCCAGCCCGAGCGCATCGGCCACCGTCTTCTGATTCTGCGGTGACAGCTTCGGGATAACGGCGGCCAGCTGCTTCATGGTTTCCAGCACGTTCGCGGTGCCGTCTGCATTGCGCACGATGGAAGCATGAACCTGATTCATCACGGCCAGCGCGGCGTTATTTCGCCCCTGCAGTGCATCGTTGAACGTTTTATAAAGTCCTTCGACGCTTTGGCGCGCACTATCGCTGTCGGTGCCTAACAGGCGCATTGCACCTGAAAGACGCGTGAAGTCCTGCACGCTCATCCCGGCATTTTCCGCCGCGATTTGCAGGCTGTACGCGTCCTGTGCGGCGGCGCTGAGTTCGCCGCCCATCCGGGAAATGCCTTTACCCGCCAGATACGCTGCGCCACCGGCAAGGCCCATTTTTCCGACAAGGCCGCCGAGGTTTCCGGTCTGCCCCGTGATGTTTTTCAGCGGGGGGACCATATCACCGATAAACTGGACGTTGTCCTTTGCGAACCGGCTTAGCTGGTTAAACAGCTTGTTAATATCGCTCAGGCCGTCTTTGGTTTCCTGCCCACCCAGCTCCAGCCCTTCGCTGGTTTTATCCAGCTGCGGGACCAGATTTTTAACCTGGTCATCGATGCGTTTTAGCGCGTCGCTGACCTGATCGTCGGCGCGCAATTCAAAATCAAAAACGTTAGCCATTGGGTCGGGACCTTAATTCGTTTATGCGGGCGGCCTGCCGTTCCCAGAACTGCAAATCACGCCACGACAGGCGGGCCGCATCCATCGGCCCCCACTGATAATAAAAAGTCACCTCGGCTAACTTGTCTTCCCAAAGTCCCTGTCCGGGAAGAAGCGCAAAAAAGCCGTCAGATAGCTTTGTGCGCGCAGGTAGGTCGTGATTGGCAGCTTTTTAAGCGCAATCAGGTTGACCCCGGACAGCTCCGCCATCAGCCAGGACATAGCCTCATCCTCGCCCTTGTCTTCCCGCTTCGCATAAAACGCTTTGAACGTCACGAAGTCCGGCTCATCCAGCGTGAAGGATTCCCACGCCTCCGAGCCGTTCAGGTTGGTAACGGGCTTATCGAGGTGAATGGTCAGCGGGCGGGACGTATCCACGTCTGGCGAATCGTGGTTGATGAAGTGAAGCAAATAAGCCTGACCACGGCGCAGGACGGTCAGTTTCAGCGCATCCACCTCGGCGACTGGCTTGCCGGTCATCTTGGCAATCAGCTCGCCCATGGCCGCATGGGCGTTGGTCATCTTTGCGTTGCGATAGAACTCTTCGACCTCATGGCGAAGAGGTTCGCGCAGCGGCATTGGCCCTTGCGGGCCAAACTGTTGAGTGAATACCTCATCCATGGGGATTAGCTCTCCGTAACGCTGATGCCTTCCCATTTAACCGGGAAAGTCGCGTCTTCACTCTTGACGTTCTGCTGGTCAACAGACCAGAGGCCGGAACCGATGATCGTCTTGCCGTTAGCAAGCAGGGCCACCACGGTTACGTTGGTCTGGTCGTTGAAATCGGCAACGGTCGTGCCGCCGCTGTCACGGATGGTGGCGGAAATAGACCCCGGGATTGGGGTCTCTTTATAGCCGTGCACGCCATCCATGCCCGTCAGCGTTTCACGCTTCACTTTCGACGGCGTGTATTCGAAATCGCCCGCGACCATGATGGTTACGCCGTCAACGGTCACGTTCGCCGTACCGGCGAGGCGGTTAGTGGTATCACCCATTGCTTAAATCCTTATGAGGAAGACTGGAGGCGGAACTGGTTTAGCAGGGCGAAGATGCGCATCTGATTAATCAGCACGCCCGGCCACAACACATCGACGCGGTTCGGGTTGCTGCTGTTCTGCTCAACCTTCAGCCCGTCAGCGAAGCCGCTGGAATCCTGCACGTAGCCGTTGTATTCCAGCGTGGTGTACTGCGCGATAAGCTCGGCGCGGATGGTGTTCGGCGTCACGATGGCCGACCCTGCAGCGAACTTGGTGCCGTCTGCGGCCAGCTTCATGCGGGCATACTTCGACGTGACCACGCTGCGCAGGTAGCGCGTGACGTACATCAGGAGGAACATCGTTTCGATCTCCAGATACGAATCATCGGCGTCGCCGTAGCTGTTCGTCTGGTAGGTCGTGATGATGTTTTCCAGCGTCACCGTGCCGTCATCGCTGGCGGTCGTGGTGGCAATACCGCTGTGAAGCAGGTTATTTCGCTCGGTCAGGGTGAAACGCGAGGCCAGAGGCGGTGCCAGAACGCCGGACACTTCCAGCGTCTGCAACGGTCGGCCA